GTTTGCCCATCGACCAAAGAAAAAGGATGCTTACGGGTAGCCCGGATGCGCGATGTGCGCGCGCCAGGCGTAGGCACAGCCCGGCGATGGGGCTACGTGTAGCGGGTGCGTGTTACGCGTAGGCCGACCGGCCGGCGACGAAGGAGGAGGGGGTCGCGGGGGCGGGGGCTATTATATATATATATCATCTACTAGCCCTATAAAAAATATTGACGGATAAGGGCTTGTGGGGTATGTGGATGGGCAAATGGACGTAAAGGAGGAGCTAATAGACTCTATTCGGGAGGGGATTTTAAAAATCCAGGAACACAATCCTAAGAATAATAGTGTATTGTCTAAGAGTAACCCCGAAAAGGTTGCTGAAATATTGTACTTACACGCAACTGGGGTAACTCAGACTAGGATGCGAACCAAGTATGGGCTTAAACGTGAGACAATTGTAAACGTCCTATTGGACTATGCCGACTTGACGGGCAAGTGGAAGCAACTAGGAAGCAAAATAAGGGGCAGGGCATTCTTGGAGCTGTCTTCTCTAGAGGAAGATTTAATAGAAAAGCTAAGAGAACGGATGGAATCTGGTGAGATAAAGGCTAGCTTCAAAGATTTGTTACCATTAGCGGTTGCATTGGAAAAGGCAGAGAAGGGTAGTAACACATTCAGGGGAGAGGCTAGTACAATTGTAGAGGAGCGTAAGGTGATTAGTCAGGAGGACTATGAGGCTACAGTGAAGGCCGCTAGGGAGCGTCTATCCAATATGAAAAAAGCGGAGGTAGTCATTGACCAAGAAGTGTAAAAGTTGCGGAGAAGAAAAGCCTTTTTCGGGTTTTCACGGCAATGGAACCTACAGAGGGAATAAAAGGTATAAATCCAGTTGCAAAAATTGCACCAACGAAAAACCAAGAAACAAGAAAAACAATTTGATTAAGGCACACTTCGGGGCTTGGCGTTGTTCTAAGTGTGGTATGGAGGGCAGACCAATTCAATTTGATTGCCATCATGTTAGAGGTGTTAAGAAGTTTCGGGTTTCTCAATATTTCAGGAAAAGCAAGGACAGCGAAAAGGTTTTTATTGAGGAACTAGAGAAGTGTGATTTACTCTGTGCCAACTGCCACAGGCTAGAGCATGATGTAACATCCCCTGAAAAAGCACCTTCAACGATGTTTTTACCCCCCATAAAAGTGCAGACTAATCATGATTTAATCAGGGTGCTATAATGAACGAAAACATAGAGCTTGTTGAAAAGTCGCTGGACACCATTAGTCCTGAATGGAATGTGATGTTGGTAGCATCTATTACCGAAGATGGTTTTGAATATGACTTGTTTTCTAAGGGGTCAAACGAGGAAGTTGTAGCGTTGTTGGCTATGGTTAATACTGTAACACTTTCGGAACTTGAAGAGCGTACATGATTGAGTTTACCGAACATCCAATATTAACACCTCCTACAGATGAGGAGATAGTGTTCTTAGGTGAAAACCACCCCCATATGCTAAAGGACTTACATGAGGCCCATGAGGGCCGCATAGAAGCTTCTGAGCAAGATCCTGTTAGACATGGATTCAACCTAGATGGTTGGGAGCGTATTAAGGATGGACTAGGAACATACAACGAGTGCCTGTGTTTGGGAGGCAACCGGAGCGGAAAGACAACCGGTTGTGCTAAAATTGTAATGGAAAGCGTAATAAACAACCCAGATGGTCATGTTGTTTGTTTTTCCCAGAACGCTGATACCAGCGTAAAGGTGCAGCAATCTGCGGTGTGGGAGATGATGCCCAAAGAGTTTAAGAAAAAAACCAAGAGTATTGAGGGTTACATTAACTACTCCATGCAAAATGGTTTTACCGGAAGCAGCTTTATCTTTCCCGATACCCGAACCAGGGTTGATTTCAAAACCTACACCCAGTTTTCTAATAACCAAACAATATTGGAAGGTTTTGAGTTTGGATTTAGATCTGGAGAAGAACTAAATATTGGAACGTGGTTGGACGAATATCTTGGTGATGATGCTTTGATAAACACTTTACGTTTTCGGTTGGCTACCAGAAATTCCAAAATGTTAATAGCCTTCACCCCTATTAATGGGTACACTCCGTTTATAGCAGAATACTTAAAAGGTTCTGAAACCTTGAAGACAAAAAGGGCAGAGCTTCTTAACCGAGAACTTCCAGTACAGCAATATAGCCCGAAACGCGATGCTTCGGTGGTCTACCTGCATTCTGATGAAAACCCGTTTGGCGGCTATGAACGTATAGCTAAAGATTTGCGGGACAGACCAGAGGAAGAAATATTGGTTAGAGCTTATGGTGTTCCTGTAAAAAGTGTAACATCTCTTCTTCCTTTGTTTAACACTGAGGTTAATGTTCTTGGAGAAGAACCCAACAAGTATGGAATGTCTTTCCCTGACATATCAGATAGGAGTAGGTTCACTTCCTACCAAGTAGTTGACCCTGCTGGGGCTCGCAACTTCACTGCATTATGGGCTGCTGTCGATAGGGACGGTTATGTTTACATACGCCGAGAGTGGCCAGATAGGGATACATACGGCGAGTGGGCTATGTTTGGTGACCCTAAATGGAAAGTTGGGCCAGCAACTAAGAAGATAGGACTAAACGTAAAAGGGTATGTTGATTTGTTTGAAGAAATTGAACATGACATAGGCGTAGAGGTTTTTGAGCGGATAGGTGACTCTAGGTATTTTGCTACAGAAAACGAAAACAATGAAGATTTGTTTATGTTGTTTGATCAACATGGAATGTTATTTTATCCTTCCGATGGACGCATGGAAGAGCTTGGTATTAGTGCAGTTGACGAGTGGTTCACCTATAATCCTAATGAGCCAATTGACTCGGTTAATCGGCCCATGTGTTACATACACAAGGAATGTGGGAATTTGATTGACAGTTTACTTAATTATAATTCACAAGGTAAGGCGGATGAGGCACTTAAAGATTTTTTTGATCTTATACGCTATTTGCGAATGGCGAACGGAGGCGAGGGCCCAGACCACATGGAAAACAGAAGCTTGCTAACAACAAGCAAATCAAGGGGAGGATATTAATGTCAAAGATTAGAATAGGAAAATTAGCAAAAGAGTTTGATGTTGATGTAAGTTATTTAGTTGGCTTGGCCAAATCAAAACTTTGTTCCTCAATGATTACGGGAAAAGGAGGAAAAGGATTGTGGATAAACGAAGATGGTCAGGAAATATTGCGAAGAGCTGTTGATATTCCAGAAGTAGTCCCAAAGCATTACAGTGGCTACGTAATAAAGTCGGCGGCAAATCCAAGGTATGTATATTCCTACATTAAGGAAATTGATAAAAAAGTTCCGGTTTGCATACCAGGAAAATTTAGAAAAGTTTTGGTTGGCAAAAATATTAAAATAGAGGCTATTGAAGATGCGGTCGGAGTGTCATACAGATACATCAGGTGATATTACTATGAACCGACAATGGATATGTGAGCAGATAGACAGGCTGCTTGCATGGGAAATTCTATGCACAGTAGCCAATCACGATGAGCTTTCCTCAGTAAAATCTAGCGATTTGTGTGATAAGATAGGGGCTAACGAGCAATATTTCTATCACGTTTTTCATAACATAAAAAGCAAGCTCAATGCAGAATAATTCCATTTCCGAATCTCTAACATACGTTAGTGACGATCCTGATATTACATCTTTACGTTACGCTTATGATCAATCAGTAACTGAACTTGAAGCCTATTTTGATTTGTGCCGAAGCAGTTATGATGACCGACGGAATTGGTGGCCAGGAAAAAGCCGAGATCTTCGTAAGCACGGAGCAGATGCTTTCCCTTGGGAGGGAGCTTCAGACATGGAAAGTCATGTTATTGATGAGCGTATAACCAGACTAGTTTCTTTGTTCCTGTCTTCAATGAACAGAGCAAACATCCAAGCATTTCCGGTGGAGGTAACCGACATTGAAAGAAGTCGTGTGGTTACAAATTTTTTAAAATGGATGGTAAAAAGTGGTTACATTCCTCGCTTTAAGCAGGAGATGGAACTAGGAGCCAACTATATGTTGGAGCGTGGTATATTGATTACCTATGTTGGTTGGCACATGGAGGACAGATCGTTTCTTCAACGTCTTAGCCTAGAACAAATAGCATCTATTGATCCTGCTTTAGCAGAACTAATTTCAGAGGGTGAAGCAGATGATGACGTTTTGGCTATGCTCCAGAATAGCTTCCAGGGAGTTACTGAAAAAAGAGCCAAGAAAGCCCTTAAGGATTTAAAAGAAAATGGAAACGCCGAGTTACCAATAGTTCGTCGCCAAGTAAACGCTCCAGAGGTAAAAACTCTAGCTCCCGATGGAGACTTTATTTTTCCTCCGTATGTTACCGATCCACAACGAGCACCATATTGTTTTTGGAAAACCTATTACACGCCACAGGAGTTGCAAAATAAAATTATTACCGATGGGTGGGATGAAGATTTTGTAGAACACGTTATTGAGCGTTACCGTGGGGTGAACATAGACTCTATTGAGCGTGAGCAAGAAGGACGCAGGTCTATTAGTCTTACCGATAATGCTTATGAAGCTGAAGAGCTAATTGAAATTGTTTACGGCTATCAAAGGCTTATTGACAAGGAAGACGGTTCTGAAGGGATATATTGTACAGTTTTTCATCGTGATTTTAGCGGAGATGAAACTGTTCCTGGTTACGCTAAATTTGAGTTGTTAAACGGATATGAAGACTACCCAGTGGTAGTTACCAAGCTATCTGAAGACAGCAAAAGGTTGTACGACACAATGACCATACCCGACTTACTGCGTGGAATACAGAACCAAGTAAAGGTTGAACGTGACAGTCGCATTGATCGCAACAGTCTTTCCACTGTTCCACCAATCATGCACCCAGTCGGGCAAGCTCCTACAGATTGGGGCCCAGGTCGGATGATACCATATCGCCGTAAAGGTGATTTTGAATTTGGTCCCACTCCTGTGTACAATCAGGGATCGGTTGAAATGGAGAAAACCCAAGAGGCTCAAGCTGATAGACTGGTTGGCCTGGATCGTGAAGGTCCGGTTAGTCAGATAAGACAGCAGTTCTTAGTGGACAAATTTTTAACGCATTGCTCAAAGGTGATCGGAATGTGTTACAAATGTTTTCAGCGTTTTGGACCAGACAGTGTATTTTTTCAAGTTACTGGTGTTCCAGACCCTCAAATGTTTAGTAAAGGAAGTCCAGAGGAAAGCTTTGATATAACAATTTCCTATGATGTCCAGAACACTGACCCAGAAAAACAGGAAAATAAACTAAACTCCATGATATCTCTTCTTCAGTTGGACAGAAACGGAAGAATAAACGTAGATAATTTAGTGACACTAATTGCTGGAAGCGTAGATCCGGTTTTAGCTGATAGTATTCTTCAACCGGTGGAAGCTGCACAGCAGCAAATGCTCAAAGATATTACAGATGACTTATCAAAAATTTATGCGGGCATTGAAATGCCTGCACGCGCAAACGGTGCTCAATCGGCTATGGGTATCATTGATCAATACACTCAACAACCGGATATTGCCCAACGTATGCAAACTGATCCTGCTTTTGCGCAGCGTTTGCAAAAGTATATGGGCCAATATCAGTTCTCTATGCAGCAAGCTGAAAACGCTCAAATAGGTAGAATAGGTACAGCACCCGCTCAAATGGGTGGCGTTCAAACTCAAAACATGGACCAGTGAGTTTAGAAAAAGATATACAATCACTACACAATTATGAGTCTTTTGCTCGCTTCATAAAAGTGTTAGATGCCCTGCGTGAGGAGTGTATAGGAGATATGCACGAAGCTCCAACAGAACAACTTCAGCAAATATCTGGCAGAATAATTACTTATGACCAAATATTGCAAATGGTTGATTCAAAAAATTTAGAAAAAAGACACAAAGATTTTCTTTGATGCGTGATAGTATGTTTCCACGCAATCGCTAGGCGTAAATAGTGGAAACAGTTATGCAAGATGAAATTAATACAGCCGTCGCTGAGGCTGAACCAGAATCAGTGGACAACCAAAACATATCTGCGTCTGACTTTGTTCAGAGACGTAGCGAGGCTTTACTAGGACAACAGTCCGAAGAAGAGCCTCAAGAATTGGCCGAGGAAGCTAGTGAAGAGGAAACTCCAGAGCAAGCAACTGAGGATGATGTTCTTTCACAGTTTAATTTAGACAGTTTGTCAGATGAGGATAAAGACGCTTTGCGTCAGCAACTCATTCCTGGCGCACAGTCGCGTATTAGTGAACTTACGGCGAGACGGAAGGCTGCTGAGGAAGAGTTGCAAACTATGCAACTAACAATCAAGGAGCCAGAAGTTAAGGACAACCCACTATCTAATTTATCAAATCTTGAAGACCTTCAAAAGAAGTCTGATGAAGTTGGTGATGTTATTAGTTGGGCTGAAGACCTGCTATTTGATTCCGATGAATATTCTGCCGACGACGAAATAACTACTGTAGAAGGTCGCCCGATGACTAAGGCCGAAGTGCGTAAAGCGCTTCAAAGCGCCAGAAAATCTCGTGACTCATATATTCCAGACCAGTTGCAAAAGCTACAAGGTTTGGAAGATGCAAAAACATTACGTCAGCAGTTGGGCAATAAAGCCGTACAGGAACTTGAATGGTTAGGAGACGAGAACGAAAACGAGCTAAAGAATGAATTCATAGCAATTATGAGTGATCCTAGGCTAAAAGATTTGGAGACTTCTTCTCCAGATTTATATTCTCAAATTCCTTATTTCATGGCTCACGCTGTAAATAGCAAATACGGGAGAAAACCAATAAAGGGAGAAGGCAAATCGATTTCAAAAAAATCGTTAAAGCTCACCCCTTCTAGTGGTTCAACTCCAGCTTCTGCAATGTCTGAAAAAACTGAAAGACCTTTAGGCAAGGCCCTGAAAGAACATAAAACCCGATTTAAATCTTCTGGACGAAAATCCGATTTCATCACTTTAAGAACACTTCAATTACAAAGTAAATAATCATGGCATTCTCAGATACATTTGATACAACAAATCCTGGTTCGGCTGTTTCCAACCGTGAAGACTTGATGGACGTTTTAACCATCTTGGCTCCCGAAGAAACTCCCGTACTTTCATCCGCATCTAAAACACGAGCAAACGCTACGTTTGTTGAGTGGACTGTAGACAGTCTTTCTTCTCCCAGTACTACTGGTATAGCAGAAGGCGCTGACGTTACTACGTTCACCGACCAATTCAGTGGCCGCGCTCGTCTAGGCAACTACGTTCAGAAGTTCCGCCGCGATTACATGGTTTCCGACTTACAGGAAGCTGTTGACTCCGTTGGGCCTGCT